TTCAATTATCTTGGTGGTAAGTTGCTTGCTCTTTTGGCATCATCTTATGAACTAAAGAGTCAGTTCGATCATAAGTATGGAACTGAATTGAAGTATTTTGAGACTACTTCTTTATATGGTACGACCAAGGGAATGTCCATGTATGATGGATTGAAACCCTTCCTGCGCCATATAGGGGACACTGAGAGTAAGTTTCTACCATTATTCCATGACGATGAATTCCGTGAATTCTTTAATTGGTTTAATGTTAGAAATGATAATGAACGTCTTATCTCAGCAGATAAGTCTTCTAAGAAAATTAAAATCCAATCTAAGATGATTTCTATTATTAAACATTCATTAATGTATCATGAGTGTTTAGATAAATTGAACGAGTTTAATGATAACATTAAACATGCTATGTCTCTTACAGAAAAAAAGAGATATTATCTTGGAGATTTTAGACACACTGCTCAACAAGCAATTGAATGGTGGAAGAAGAAAGCATCCAAGAGATATGATAAATTAACTCGTGAAGGTAGAGTCCGTCATGAGTTAGAAGTTTGGCAACCTGGAGTTGATTTGGAGATTATTCGATGAACCAACGTGAAAAACTAAACAAACTCCGTGGCAGAAATGACCATGAAGACATTATTTTTTACTCTTATAAAAAGAGTAAGATTGAACACATTAACACTCATGAATTACACCGACTCGAACACAGTATTAAATCTATCAGGGAGTTTAACAATGAAATATCTGTTTATCTTTTTTGTGACGACCCTTCTCTTATTCCCGTTTATTTCCGTACTCATTACTCAGTAAATGTTTTACCTTTTGAGGATGGGTTTGACCATGAAATGCTTAATGCATGGTCAATTCATAGATGGTATAACTTAAAGTATTTTCAACAAGAAGCTAATATATTATACGTTGATTCAGATACTATCTTTAACCATGATCCTAAGTATCTTTTTGATACCTATTGTACTCATCAAGTGTATGGTAGAGAAGAGTTTGGATTTAAAAATGATCCTACGGTCAGTGGTGGAAAGAGAATAAGAGAACAAGTGGATATGGTAGATGCTTGCATTTATGATTTGGGTGGTAAGGTAGAAATGTATAAGTATTGTCTTGGTGTTGTTCTATTAAATAACGTTCATCATCAGATAGTGGATTCATTAGGTGAACTATCAGAGTTGATGGAGCAATTTAAACAGCATCAAGTACTAATGCCTCTTCCTAATAGGAGGATAGTAGATGAATATGCAGTATGGATCATATTCAGTCGTCTTAAATTAACTAATGGATTATTTGGCATACAGGATGTAACACAAGGATACTTAGAAGAGAAGCATAGGGAAACCTTTAATCCTGTAGTATTACATTACACTACATTAAAGGAACAGAAGTTTGCACGTTCTGATCCAAAGTATGCTAATCTTATAAGAGATCATGTTGCTTTAGGTAAGGATATAGATCCCTACCATGAGTATGCAGATACTCAGCATATTCCTCAGGAATATCTAGAGTTGGTAGCAGAAAAACCTCAACCAGTTGAGGATATTAATGATGATGATGAGTTCATTTATGAGGAGGTTTTCAATGACTGAACTTAAAGATTGGCTGAACTCCATCAACTTCAATAAGGATGATTTGACTCATGATGATCCAGATTGTATTAAGGATTACCCTGCTTATATTGTTAATAGGTGTCTCAGCGGACATCTTGACACCGTACTTTATGCAAATGAAATGAACTTGCATCCTAACTTAGATAAGGATATGCAATATCAGTTTTTTCTAAATAGTCTGAGGAAACGGAAGAGATTCTCACCCTGGCTAAG